TTATTTGTACTCCTTGGTATATTGTGGGCTATAATGTTTTTCTTCGGGCCAGAAACTACAGAAGTAATACCAGAAAACGGAGATTAATTATGGGTTTATTTAGAAGTGTTGTTAATTTTTTTACAGGCACAGAAGATGTAACAGTACGTAACCGCGACAAAAAAGGTAAGTACGTTGCTGATGATAAGTCTACACCAGGCAAAAATGAAGCATACAAAACAGTACGCAAGAAGAAAGCAGCACCAAAAAAGAAAGCAGTAGCAAAGAAGAAAAAACCTACCAAGTAAAATATCGTGAAATACTTTGACATAACAGACTTTGATTGTCAGGAGACAGGCGAGAACGAAATGTGTCTTGAGTTCTTGCGTAAATTAGATAATCTAAGACATACATGTGGTTTTCCATTTATTATTACTAGCGGATATAGAAGTCCATCACATAGTATTGAATCAAAGAAAACGCAGCCTGGTACTCATGCACAGGGCATAGCATCTGATATAAAAGTAAACAATGGTATGGAAAGATATTTGATTGTAAAGAACGCTTTAGAGATGGGATTCAATGGTATAGGTATAGCAAAGACATTTATACACGTTGATGATAGAACATCATCATCTGTTATGTGGTCTTACTAACGATACCTAGCTGTCTTTTTTGCTATACGTCTAGGTTGTCTTGATACTTGCTTACCTGCTTTAGTGTCTTTTCTTTTCTTTCTACTGGTTGCTGCATACTCTTTTGATGATAGTGCCTGTCTAGCCTTACGTGGTAAATAACGCTCTCCTGTGGCCTTAGGGCCAACGGTAGATGGTTTACCTGATTTAGTACCCCAATCTTGTTTACCCCAGTCTAAGAGCGATTTCTGTGGCTTCCTGAGTGCCATTACCTGTAGCCACCACCCCTAGCTTTGTATTGCTTTGCTAACATCTGTGCTTTACGACCTGACCATTGACCAGGAGCACCACCTTTACCACCACGTTTGATAGCTTCAAACAAACTCTTTCTCATTTTAGGCTTGGTGTAGTTACCAGCTTCATTGACTCGTGATTTACTTTTCATTTCTTACCTTTCTTAGCGGCTGCAATAACATCACCGCGAGTAATTTTATTTTTGTCACCGTACATAGCTGCAAGTTTTCTTTGTCGTGCAGTAAGTTTTTTCTTTTTC